ATTGATGCAACAAATAGTTTGGAACCCAAAGGAGCTGCTTATAGAAATCGATTAAAACCAAGAACCGAAAATCAAAAAGAATACATAAGGACTGTTGCAGAAAATACTATAACGTTTTGTCAGGGCTTAGCTGGTAGTGGTAAAACACACATCGCTATCGGTATGGCTCTTGAATATCTTTTAGACGAAAAAGTAAAAAAGATTATTATCACAAGACCAATATTAGAGGCTGGAGAAAAAATGGGATATCTCCCAGGATCAGCAGAAGAAAAATTACATCCTTATCTATTGCCAATACTAGATGAAATTGGACATTTCATAAGTTCAGCACATTATGCTTCACTAAGACTTAACAACAAAGTTGAAGTTGTACCATTGGGACTCATGAGAGGTCGTAATTTTCATAATGCTTTTATTGTTGCTGACGAGTGCCAGAATGCATCGTATGAACAATTAAAAATGTTAATAACAAGAACAGGACAATCTAGTAAAATGGTTTTAACTGGTGACGTTGCTCAGTCTGACTTAAGCAGACATTTACAAGGTGGTTTTAGCGATATGATATCAGCCCTTAATGGAGTTGAAGGTATAGGTTATTCTAAATTAGAAGCCTCAGATATTGTAAGAAATCCAATTATCTCTAAAATCTTATATAGACTTGATGATTATGAGCAGCAAAGCCGAAAATAGTAAATGCTTGTTGTTAAATGCAGACTATGCCCCTCTAAGAATAATATCTTGGCAGAGGGCTATAGTTTGGTCTATTAGATACGAAGACAACAAAAGTTATGGTATTGAAATATTATCATATTATAAAGATAAATATATCCAAGGATCTGCTGGCAAACAATATCCAGTTCCAGCAGTAGCTAAAACTCTTAGATATTTTAATCTCTATAATAGAAAGATTAATTTTTCTAGACATAATTTATTTATTAGAGATAATCATACATGCCAATATTGTGGTATGCAATTGTGTTCTACTCAATTAACTTATGATCATATCATTCCCAAATGTCGATTTAATGAAAACAAAAGATTATCAACAAATTGGAATAATATAGTAACAGCCTGTAGACCATGTAATCATAAAAAAGGAAACAGGACTCCAAAAGAAGCGGGAATGAAATTAATAAATTCGCCAATAGAACCCAATTACTCGTTGGAGTACTTGCCTTGGTTTCAAGAAATCTCTACTATAAGCGATGGACCTTCTTACGAACTATGGAAACCCTTTATTGTCAATAAATATGTCTAATTTTATTTTTAATTCCAAGCCTATCGAAGATATTGAAATGTTTTATTGTCTTAGTGGAAAAGAAGACTTTGTAGACAGCGAAGGTAATGCTAGGCTGAATTCATTGGAATCAGAAAATGTGGCTGCCAAATGCAGACAAAACAAAAAGCCAAAAAGCTTTAATAATAATCAGTATCAATATAGTTACTATATTAGAACCACTCCAAACTCTACTCTATTTAATCCAATAGAATTATTATCTCCAATTAAAAATAAACGACAATTTGATTTTATAGACGGCGTTTGTAAAAACAAATGGATGTTTAAAGAGGTATCAAAAATAACATTTGATAAATATATAAAATTTCTCAATACCAAAAATATATCTTGGTTAAAGGATGCTGAGAGAGACTTGAAGTAATATGCCAACTTACTCGTATGCGTGTGACAAATGCTCAAATCATTTTGAGTTATTTTATTATATTAAAGACTATATCGATAATCCAAAATGCGCCAAGTGCGGATCAAGCCGAACATACAGAGAATATATAAAAGACGTATCTACACAAAGTTCTTCTGTTAGAAAGTCTGATACTGAATTAAAAACTATTGGTGATTTAGCTAATAGAAACAGAGACAAAATGACGGATGATCAAAAAATAGAACTTTATAATAAGCATAATGCATATAAAGAGGAACAGCCCAAAACGGAACTTCCCAAAGGCATGAAAAGACTCAAAAAACAACCAAAAATTAAATGGACAGACAAATGACCGACAAGCCAGAAATAAACGAACAAGATAAACAAAAAATACTAGACGCTATAGAAGCACTAAGAAAACAACATGATAGTGCCTCTTTGGCTCATAATATATCAATGTCATCAGACAAGCTGATTGAGTGTAAGCATGAAATAGTGATTCAGGTAGTGGCAAAAATTCTTGAAGAAGATAATCTAGGCACGACCATAGGGGCCAAAGAGATATGTCAAAAGAATTATCACATACCTGTTCCTGCTAACAGAGACTATAATGAATATACAAAGGGATTCTTTGAATTTCTAGAAAACTGTATGTCAACATCTATAAATAATTTAGAAGAGGATAATAATGGATAATTTTATATTTAATCCAACTGAAAAAACCCAGGATTCTATGTCTTTCGAATACTACGGAGTATCTGGTGCAGAAGATTACTTGGATGCTGATGGTATGCCGAGAATGGCACAAGATAGTCCTAAGGTTTTTGCTAAAAAAATAATACGATCAAACACCACAACACAGTACTGCATTAAGCTTTCAAATAATAATAAACTATTTAATCCTATGGACTATGGTTTAGACGAAAGATCATACAGTATAGTAGACAATGTATGTAGGCCGTCTGATAAATTTAAAATAGTAAATCAAGCCGTTTTCAATATGTATATTAATTTTTTAAGTTCCAAGAACGCTTCTTGGTTAACAAAAGCCGAAAGAGAGTTAATCTAATGTCTAAACTGAATAAAACACAAAAGTATGCAATACAATGGCTAAGTCATACAGGGTCTGATTCTGATGCAATAGCCAAGGAATTAAATGTTACGTCAACTCAGGTTCTGTCGGTGATAGGGACTCCATCATCTAAAACAGAAACAACAGCTAGGCCACAAGCTAAGGATTTAATGATTACTCATACGTCTGGAAAGAAAAGTAATTCTGTTTCTATAATGACAAAAGAAGCATCAGAGATTGGGGACGCTTCAAGAAACAGACACAATAATACTAAGACTAATGAGCAAAAAGGAATTTTTAGACCAAAGAAATAAAATGTATCCATCTAGATACTCGAACGGCAAGACTGTATCAGCAGCACAGTATATTACAGAGCTAATCTGTGAGCACAAAGCAAGGATAGAGAAGTTAGATCTTCATTATAGATTTTGGACCAATAAAGAATGGTCAAAATATTATCGTGATCAAATAGCTACGGCAAATAAATTATTAAAAAAATATACTCCAAAAGCTATTGTTAGAGCACTAAATGACAAAAAAACAGAAAAAATCTATTCTTTGCGAGCCCCGCATCTTATTGCTATTATAGAACATCATGAGATGTTAGCTCAGTCTGAAAATAAAAATATGAAAGATACCATAGACAGATCTGATGATAAAAAATTCAGACAACCCATTAAGAACAAAAACAATATTTTATCCAAGTTAAAGGAAATGGAAGATGGCGACAACTCTTAAAGAAGATGTGATGAAAAATTTTGGTGATGAAATCATACTATCCGGCAATGCCCTAGTAGACAAAAAGGTATTAACAATACCAGTTAGTCCAGCACTAGATATTGCTCTAAATGGAGGAATACCAGAAGGAAGTTTCGTTGTATTAACAGGACAACCAAAGTGTGGAAAAACAACAACATCGCTAGCCTTCTCTGCAACCGCACAACAAAAGCAATATGCTCATGGATCATTTAAAGAAGGTCGCCAAGTGTACTACCTAAATATAGAGGGTAGATTAAAAAAGAGAGACCTAGAAGGAATACCAGGACTAGATCTGGCTAGATTTCATATTATAGGTAGTCAGCAAGGAAAAATATTACACGGTGAAGAATATTTGCAAATTGGAGAAAGAATTATAAATGAGGTTCCAGGATGTGTCTTAATTATAGACTCATATTCTGCTTTGTGTACTGAAGCAGAAATTACTAGTGATATGGATAAGATGCAAAGAGCAGATGGCGCCAAGCTATTAGCAAAATTTTGCCGCAAGGTGGCCAATGTTATTCCTGTTAATCGCAATATAGTTATAGGCATTACTCACTTAATGGGCAATCCTACCGGATATGGTGCAGAATTCAAAGAAAAAAGCGGTCAAGCTATTGCTTATCAAACAGACATTAAGCTCAGGGCTAAAACATTTAAACCGTGGATCGTTGGAACCGATAATACTCAAATAGGGCAGGAGATCGAATGGCAGGTGGTCTGCTCGGCACTTGGGCCTCCTGGTGCAGTCACAACCAGCTTTGTTAGATATGGTCAGGGAATTGATAAGTATACAGAACTGATTAATTTAGCGTCTGATGTTGGAATAATTAATAAGGGAGGAGCTTGGTATACCATCACAGTAATGGATGATAAACCAAAGTTTCAAGGAACTGAAAAGGTAAGAAACTTCCTTCTGGAAAATAAAGAAGCCTATGAGTCTGTTGAGAAATCGGTCAAAGAGGTTTTAGGTATCAAATAAATGATCGTTAAAGACCTGAATGGAAATATGGTTAACTGGAACTTAACGGGCCACATAGCAAAAGGTAGAGTTAAAGAAAAATCTTCTTTTCATTTGGCCGCTAGGAAAATATTAACACAGATATTCCCAACTCTGCAAATACTAGAAGAAGTTCCTATACCTCTAAGAAAATCAGAAACTCTATATTTAGACTTTTACCTTCCTCTAATAAAAAGAGCAATAGAAGTTCATGGTGAACAGCATTATAAATTCACGCCCTTTTACCACTCGAATAGGATCAATTTTTTAAAAGCACAAAAAAAAGATAATGAAAAAAGAGAATGGTGCGAAACAAATGGGATAAGTCACATTGTATTACCTCATTTTGAAAACACAGACAAATGGAAAGCATTAATAATATATGATAACCAGAACAGCTAAAGAAGATTTACAGCATTGGGATAATATTCTAGATGAGTATGAGTCATCAATAGCTCTTCCTAAATATTCTCCTCAATATGGTGTGTCGGAAACTGAGATTAACCAGTATCTAACAATGACTCGTGACGAGATAGAAAAAATATCACCAGAGGACTGTGCTCAAATATCATATAGATTAGCACAATTCTCGTTTCATGTTCAGAGAACTATTAATAGAGAAATCGCACGATGTAATTGGTCAGAAGAGTCAATTAAAGACGCTATTGCTGACGAGATAAATAACTATAAAGGCTATGGTTTTGTTGAAAAGTCTTTACAAGCAATAAAACATAATGACAAAGCATCTGCGCTAAATAGCATAAAGAAATATGCTAAACAGAGAATTGACAGATTATCATATATTGCTAATAGTATAAAAAATTTATCTGACATTATGATGGCTATACAAAAAACTAAGGTGCAACATGGATCCAAATGAACTATTAAAAGACCCAGAACAAATCAAAGCATTGATCT